ATCATGGACATCCTGCGCCGTTCACGGCTGCAAGGCGTCTGCTCTGATGGCAAGCGCCGCACGCGCTGGGCTGTGGTGCGTAACACCTACCCCGAGCTGCGCACCACCACGATCAAGTCGTGGCATCAGTGGGTTCCACCGCAGCTTGGCCGCTGGGTCGACACTGGCCCACCCACGCATCACATCCAAGACGGCGACATCGACATGGAAGTCATCTTCGTGTCGCTCGACCGTCCTGATGACGTTGCCAAGCTGCTCGGTATGGAGCTGACAGGCGCATGGATCGACGAGGCGCGTGAAGTGCCCAAGGCTGTGGTCGATGGCCTCACAGGTCGCGTTGGCCGCTATCCAAGCCGCATGATGGGTGGCTGCACATGGTCGGGCATCATCGCCTCAACCAACCCGCCTGACAACGATCACTGGTGGTACAAGCTGGCCGAGGAAGTTCACCCCGAGGGCTGGCGCTTCTTTCGTCAGCCGTCTGGCCTAGCGCCCGATGCAGAGAACCGCGAGAACCTGCCGCCGAACTACTACGAGCGCCAGATCGCAGGCAAGGACGAGGATTGGGTCAAGGTCTACGTCCACGGTGACTATGGCTTTGTGCGTGACGGCAAGCCCGTCTATCCCGAGTACAAGGACGGCATCCATTGCAAAGAGTTCGACTTGCTGCCTGCTGTGCCCATCCACATCGGCATTGACTTTGGTTTGACGCCTGCTGCCGTGTTCGCCCAGAAGACCGCGATGGGCCAATGGCGTTGGCACACCGAGCTGGTGACCGAGGACATGGGCGCTGTGCGCTTTGCCGAGCTGGTGCGCCAGCACATGCAGACCGTGTACGCAGGTTTTCCCATTGGCTCGATCACAGGCGACCCTGCTGGTGACATTCGCGCCCAGACCGACGAGATCACGCCCTTTCAGATTCTGAGGGCCAACGGTGTGATGGCGAACCCTGCCGCGACAAACGATTTCATCAAGCGCCGTGAAAGCGTGGCAGTGCCCCTCACGCGCCTGATCGATGGGCAGGCTGGACTGATCATTCACCCGCAATGCGTGACATTACGCAAAGGCATGGCAGGTGGCTACAATTACAAGCGACTACAAGTCACGGGCCAAGAGAAGTACCGCGATGTCCCCGATAAGGGCAAATACTCCCACGTTTGTGAAGCTGGGCAGTACCTGATGGTGGGCGGCGGTGAAGCGAAAGCGCTCGTCAGGCGCGACCGTCCTGTCATGCGCAGGGCGAGCGCAATCACAGACTACGACATCATGGGGTGAAATATGGGCGGTGTAGTGAAGAGTGTGAGCAACTTCGTCGGCAACCTGTTTGGCGCGAACGATCAGCCTTACCAACAAATCCAGCAGCAAGCGCCAACGCCATCAGCGCCAACGCCTGCGCCAACTATCGACACAGCTCGCCAGCAACAGCAGGCCAGCGACAACGCAGCAATGCGCCGTGGCCGTGCAGCGACGATCCTGACCAGCCAGCAAGGTGACTTGGCAACCACGCAGACCAGCGCAACTAAACTTCTGGGGAGCTGATCATGGGTGGCGTAACCAAAGTCGTCGGCAGCGTAATGAACGGCATCACCAATGCATTTGGTGGAGGCCAGCAGGCTGCACCAGCACAAGCAGCACCAGTGGCCGCACCTGCGCAGCCAGCAACACCAAGCTACGCGCCGCCACCAGAGCTGCGTGGCACACAGCAAGATGCGCAGAACGCCATCGATTTTCAGAACAACGCATCACGCCGCAAAGCCTCTGGCAACGGCGCTCAGATGCTCGCAAGCGCTGGAACCACTGGCTCCAACGCAGGCACTAAAACTCTCTTGGGGAGCTAACCTATGTCCGATTCTCGCGTCGATGACATCATTCGCAGGCAAGAGAAGATGGCGACAGACCGCGCCATCTTTGACAGCCATTGGCGCGAGATCGCTGAACGCATCTTGCCTCGCGCTGACCACTTCCGTGTAAACCGCAACGCTGGTGACAAGCACACCGAGCGCGTGTTCGATGCCACGGCCAACCTTGCGCTCGAGCGCTTTGCTGCCGCGATGGAGAGCATGCTTACACCGCGCACGCAGCGCTGGCACAAGCTCAAGACAGGCGAGCCAGCACTGGATGAGAACCAAGAGGTCAAAGAGTACCTCGATGCTCTGACCCAGCTTTTGTTCAAGGTGCGCTACTCACCCAAGGCCAACTTCGCTTCGCAGGCGAACGAGGCCTACATGAGCCTTGGCGCTTTCGGTACTGGCGCGATGTTCATCGACGACATGATCGGCCACGGCATTCGCTATCGCAGCGTGCCCCTCAACGAAATCTACATCGCTGAGAACCACCAAGGCGTGGTCGACACCGTGCATCGTCGCTTCCCGATGAGCGCTCGCCAAGCCGCGCAGCGTTTCGGTTTGAACAAGTTGCCCGAGACGATCCAAAGAGCCGTCGAGAAAACGCCCGAGCAGAACTTCGAGTTCATCCACGCCGTCATGCCTCGTCAAGACATGGAGTATGGCCGCAAGGACTACAAGGGCATGAAGATCGCCTCGTGCTACATCAGCATTGATGGCCGCAGCATCGTGAGCGAGGGTGGCTACCACACCATGCCCTACGCTGTTGGCCGCTACGTCACTGGCCCCAAAGAGGTCTATGGCCGCAGCCCTGCAATGACTGTGTTGCCAGACATCAAGATGCTCAATGAGATGAGCAAGACGGTGATTCGTGCAGCGCACAAGATGGTCGACCCTCCCCTGCTCTTGCAGGAAGACGGCGCACTGGCTGCGTTCGACATGCGCCCCAGCGCGTTGAACTATGGCGGTGTGAACGAGCAAGGCCAGCAGCTCGTGCATGCGTTGCAGACCAACGGTCGCGTCGACATCGGCCTCGACATGATGGAGCAGCGCCGCAAGACCATCAACGATGCGTTCTTGGTCACGCTGTTCCAAATCCTCGTCGACAGCCCACAGATGACCGCGACCGAGGCAATGCTTCGTGCGCAGGAAAAGGGCGCACTGTTGGCCCCGACAATGGGTCGTCAGCAGTCCGAGTTCCTTGGCCCCATCATCGAGCGCGAGATCGACATCTTGGCCCGTGCTGGCGCTTTGCCACCGATGCCCGATGTGCTGCGCGAAGCTGGCGGCACGGTCGACATCGAATACGTCTCGCCACTCAACCGCGCACAGCGTGCAGAGGAAGGCGTGGCGATCATGAACACCTTGCAGGCCATCGCGCCATTGGCACAGATCGACCCGACCGTGTTGGATGTGTTCGACCCAGAGATGGTGGCCCGTGAGCTGGCCGACATCAACGGCGTGCCTGCCAAGGTCATGCGCTCCACCGACCAGATGAAGGCGCTCAACGAGCAGAAGGCACAAGCCCAGCAAGCCCAGAGCCTGCTCGAAGCTGCACCCGTGGCCGCAAGCACTGCGAAGGACTTGGCACAGGCGCAAGCCCTGTCGTCTGCCGCACCATCTCAGCAAGCACCTAACCTGTTCTCAGCATGATCGGCAACCTGACCAAAGCAGTCCAGCGCATCCTGAACCGCAAGACGGCATATCGCCGTGTGTTCTTCGATGCCGATGGCAACATCAACGCAAACGCCGAAGTGGTGCTGGCCGACCTCAAGAAGTTTTGCCGCGCCACATCCAGCACCGTGATGGTGTCGCCCATCAGCAAGAGCATTGACCCCATCGCAATGGCAATGGCCGAAGGTCGACGCGAGGTGTGGCTGCGCTTGATGGCCCACCTGCACATCGACGAGAAGCAAGTTTTCAACCTCGAGGAGCCTGACAATGGCAACGACTAATGCAGCCAACATGCTGTCGGGCGACAACCCTGCAGATGAGGCGAAAGAGTACAGCACCGCAGAGAACACCAGCACCAACCCCAAGGCTGCTGAGTTCTTCATGACCTTGCTGTTGGCCGCGCCGATGGCGCACATCCTGCACTTGCAGACCCGCAGCTTTGCCGAACACATGGCGCTCGATGCGCTCTACAAAGAGCTGCCCGACCTCGTCGACGGCCTGATCGAGAGCTACCAAGGCAAGTACGGCATCGTTGACAAATACCCGAACCAAGCCACCGCGCCTGAGTACGGTAGCCCCATCGAGTTTGTCGTTCACCTCAACAAGTATGTGGACGACACACGATACCTCGTGTGCGACGACAGCGAGATGCAGAACGACATCGACGGCATCGTGTCGCTGCTCAACAGCACGACCTACAAACTGAAATTTCTTTCCTGAAAGACTATATGGCAACACGCAAACCTAAAACCGCAAAGCCCACCACAGAGGAGACAGGCGACATGATCGTTGTGCAGGAAGCATCCAACAACGGCAAAAAAATCTTCAAACCGCATGGCGAGGAGTTCACCCTTGATGGTGATTTCAACTCCATCGCGGTTGCACTAAATCTTCAGATCGAGGCCATCGAGTTCTCGATTGAGGATGATTCGGCAGACGGTATCGACGGCAAATCGCTCGTCGGACGCGCCAAGTAAAACCCCGAAAGGAAAACAATGTCAGATGCAATGAACGGGTCTGCGATGCTCGCAGGCAACCCAGCAGGTGAAGCCCCCGCTGGAAACGCTGGCGGTACACCCCCAGCATCGAACAACAACACACCACCCGCAGGCGGCACGCCTCCTGCAAATTGGTATGACAGCTTTGAGGACGGCGAGCTGAAAGGCTACGTCCAGAACAAGGGTTGGAAAGACCCAAGCGAGCTGGCTGTTGGCTACAAGAACCTCGAGAAGCTGCTCGGTGGCGAGAAGCTGCCCATGCCCAAAGGTGCAGACGACACCGAAGGCTGGGGCCGTGTGTATGACGCGCTTGGTCGTCCGAAGTCTGCCGAGGAGTACAAGCTCCCCTTGCCCACTGGTGACGATGGCGGCTTTGCCAAGGTCGCGTCGAGCTGGATGCACGAGGCAGGCTTGAACCAGAAGCAGGCCGAGATCATCGCCAGCAAGTGGAACGAGTACATGCAGACCACCGAAGGCCAGCAGACCCAGCAGTCTGCGCAGAAGGTCGAGCAAGACCTGACCTCACTCAAGAGCGAATGGGGCCAAGCGTGGGACGAGAACATCAACCTCGGCAAGCGTGCAGCTCAGACCTTCGGCCTCGACGAAGCCAAGCTCTCTGCGATGGAGAAAGGCCTCGGCACTGGCGAGATGCTCAAGCTCATGGCGCAGATTGGCCGTGGCCTGACCGAACACAACTACGAGGGTGGCAACACGCCGCAGGGCTTTGGCATGACACCAGCAGCGGCCAAGGAGCGCATCAGCGCATTGCAAGCAGACCGCGACTTCTCGACCAAGTACCTGTCTGGCAACGCAGATGCGCAGGCCGAGATGAAGCGCCTGATGGCTATCGCTTTCCCAGATCAGCAGTGATGCGAGGATCACACCAGCGATGGAAAACTTGCAACACGACCCGCAAATCAGGCTAGAATGCCTGAAACTGGCGCACCGTGCTGACCGCACGCCAGACGAAGTGATCGCAAACGCGAGGCTTTATCTGGCTTGGGTTGGTGGGGTGGGCAACTCGATAACCCCACAAGGGCCGAGTGACAGCTCGAAAGAGAGCAATCTGGCCCCGACAGTTTCTGCTCGGACAAGCCCCAAGAAGACCGCAGCCTCGGCTGCATGACCATCACAACTTTTTAGGGGAACTTCATGTCCTTCAACGTCTCTACGGCGTTTGTGCAACAGTACAGCACCAACGTCCAAATGCTCTTGCAACAGCAAGGCTCTCGTCTGCGCAACGCTGTGCAGTCTTTCAAATTCCAAGGTAAAGCTGCTTCGATGGCAGAACAGTTCGGTCAGGTTTCTCCTGTCCGCAATCAGTCTCGCCACAGCGACACTCCCTTGATCAGCACACCCCAAGACAAGCGTTGGATTTATCCAAACGACTACGATTGGGCTGACCTGATCGACAACCAAGACAAGCTGCGCATGCTGATCGACCCGACCAGCAACTACGCAATGGCTGGCGCTTGGGCAATGGGTCGCGCCATCGACGACGAAATCTTGGCTGGTTTCTACGGCAGCAACAACACTGGCGAGAACGGCACAAACGGCACTGGTACTCTGTACGCTTACAACAGCAACAGCCAATCCGTGCCTGCCGCTACTGGTGCAGCTTCTGCCACTGGCTTGAACATCGCCAAGCTCCGTTTGGCAAAGCGCAAGCTCTTGGAAGCCGACCTCGATGTCGACAATGACCAGTTGTTCTGCGTCATCTCTGCCAAGCAACACGACGACTTGTTGAACGAAGCCCAAGCCATCAGCTTGGACTACAACACCAAGCCTGTTTTGGTTGACGGCAAGATCACTCAGTTCATGGGTTTCAACTTCATCCACAGCGAACGTATCGCTGGTGCAGCCAACTTCAACAGCGCCATCAACACTGGTGTCACATCGTCTGATGCTGACGGCAGCTACGTTGCAGGCTCTCGTTGGATGGTTCCTTGCTTTGCCAAGTCTGGCATGGCCTTGGGTGTGTGGAACGATGTGCAGACATCTATCGACCGCCGCGCCGACAAGCGCAACTCTTATCAGGTGTATGTCACTGGCACGTTCGGTGGCGCACGCATGGAAGAGAAGCGTTGCGTTCTCATCAACTGCAAGTAATTTTTAGGAGTAACGCAACATGGCAACCTATCTCTCCAACGAACTGGCTGGTACAACTACTGGCACAACTCAGTCCACTGGTGTCGCTACTGGCTACAAGCCAAAAGCCTCCGTCTACGGCGGTCGCTTGAAGCGCATGCGTGCAACCATCACCTTGGCAAGCCAAACCACCAGCGACTTGCTGGCTTTGGGCAACTTGCCTGCTGGTGCTGTGTTCGCATACGGCGTGTTGACAGCAAGCGCATCTCTCGGTTCTTCCACATTGGCAATCGGCACTGCCGCAGCCGCAGGTGCATTCCGCGCTGCTGCGACTTTCACCAGCACTGACACTCCAACTTTGTTTGGCGTGACTGCTACTGGCCCAGCCGCTGCTGATACTGGCGCAACTGTGGAAACTCCTGTCATCGGTACGATTGCCACCGCCAACTTGCCAGCCTCTGGCACTTTGGTTGTGGACATCTTCTACTCGATGCCCAGCTAATTGAGCTGACACGGGGCTGGGGAAACTCAGCCCCTTCTTCAATTTTCAGGAGAAACTCATGGCTTACTATTTCGGTATCAACGTAGGCGCTGGCGCAATGGGCAGCGTGACCGAAGGCTCTTCGACAACTTCCAAGGACATCGAGCTGGTGATTAACACCAACGCGAACGTGCCTGCCAAGGAAGACCTGTTGTTGGCCCAACAGAAACTCAACGACTACATCGTCGCTGCATCGAAGAACTGGTGAGGTGAAGCATGTCTGTTCGTCGTTCTGATGACCAGCAGTACCCACTGCTTGTCGGTGGCTCTGCCACAGGCTCTGCTGTCTCTATCAAGGGCGGCGAGTATCACTTCATGGTTGACGGCACTGCTGGCGGCACAACTGCCAGCCTTCAAATCCAAACGCCTTCGGGCGCGTGGACTGATGTGCAGGTCTTTACTGGCTCTGTAGTCAAGTTCACAAACTTGCCTGCGAATCAGTCTGGCATTGACTTGCCTGCCTGCAACGTGCGCTGCAACCTTGCTGGCGGCACGCCTTCGGGCATCAACGCCTACCTCGTTGGCCTTGGTTGATAGGGGGCGCACATGGCCTCCGTCATTCAAGTAGCCAACCGTGCGCTGACGAAACTCGGATCGGCGCGTATCACTTCACTCAGCGATGATGTGAAGGCTGCGCGTTCGATCTCCTCTTGTTTCGATGACCTGCGCGATGATGAGCTGCGCACCAGCCGCTGGCAGTTCGCAATGAAGCGCACCACACTGGCCGCGCTTGCTGAAGCGCCTGCGTTCGGCTTCAACTACCAATACGCCCTACCCCCAGACTTCCTGCGTCTGGACATGATCAACGACCAGTACCCTGCTGCCGTGATGGACAACTACATCGGTGCAGAAACTCAGGAGTACATGATCGAGGGCAACCTGATCCTGACCGACATCGACGCGCCGTTGAAGCTGCGTTACATCGCTCGGATCGAAGACCCAAACCAGTGGGATGTGAACTTCCGCGAGATGCTGGCTTCACGCATTGCAGCCGAAGTTGCAGAAGACCTGACCCAATCCGACACCAAGAAGCAGGCTGCTTGGAACGATTACAAACGCGCCAAGTCCAATGCGATTCGCATCGGCGCAATCGAGAAACCACCAGCAACACCGCCTGACAACTCTTGGGTCATTTCTAGGATTTAAGAGATGCCCAAGGCCTCACCACTTCGCTCATCGTTCAACGCTGGCGAGCTGTCGCCACTCATGGCTGGCCGCACAGATGTGAACAAGTACAGCAGCGGCTGCGATGAGATGATTAACTTCATCCCATCGGTGCAAGGCCCAGCCGTGCGTCGAGCAGGCACGCGCTTTGTGTCTGAGGTCAAGAGCAGCTCCAACCGTACATGGCTTGCGAAATTCGAGTTCAACACGGCGCAGGCCTACGTCCTCGAGTTCGGCAACCTGTACATCCGTTTCTACACCAACCACGGCCAACTGTTGTCTGGTGGCACGCCCTACGAGATCGTGTCTCCCTTCACCGCTGCTGACCTCACAAGCAGCGATGGCACGTTTGCGCTGTCGATGGTGCAGTCTGGTGATGTGATCTACATCGCTCACCCAAACTACCCACTGCAAAAGCTCTCGCGCTTTGGCAACACCAACTGGACGATTGCAGCAGCGCCACTGATCAACGGGCCTTACCAGACCCAAAACACAGACCGCACTCAGACGGTCTACGCCAGCGCCAGCACAGGCACGATCACGTTGACGGCCAGCACTGGCATCTTCAGCTCGAGCATGGTCGGCTCGTTCTTCTACCTCGAGCCAAAAGACCTGTCCTCGATCAAGCCGTGGACGGCAGGCCAAGAGTACACCACCAACCCCAACGGCGTGTACCGCCGCAGCGATGGCAAGACCTATCAATGCACGACCAACGGCACACCCACGGCTGGCAAGGTCTGGCGCACTGGCCCAGATAAGCCCATCCACACCTACGGCACGGTGGCCGATGGCGACTACCAAGGCATCAGCGGCACGACCTGTGAGCGCCAAGGCCTCGATTGGCTGTTCGTCGATTCGGGTTTTGGCTACGTCAAGATCACTGGCTACACCAACTCGACCACGGTCACTGCCGTGGTGCAGGGCAACACGCCTCTGCCTTCTGGTGTCGTCGGCTCTGGCAACGCGACCTTCAGATGGGCCAAAGCTGCGTTTAATGCGGCTGATGGCTACCCTACCAAGGTCACGTTCTTCCGCGAGCGCCTGACGCTGTCCAAGGGCATCCAGCTCTACTTCTCGGTGGCGGGTGACTTCGAAAACTTTGCCAACAAGGACGACAGCGGCCAAGTGGTGGCCGACCGCGCCATTCAGGTCACGATCTCGAGCGACGAGGTCAACACCGTGCAGTGGCTCGCGCCGACACAGGCATTGCTCGTGGGCACTGCTGGCGCTGAGTTCGCTTGCGCCGAGAACTCGACGAGCGAGGCTTTCGCGCCTGCCAACGTCAAGATCGACCAGCAGACCTCTGAAGGCTCCAAGTCGGTCATCCCTGTGCGCGTGGGCTACTCGACGCTGTTCGTGCAGCGCTCTGGCCGCAAGCTCAAGGAGGCCATGTATAACTTCCAGCAGAACGGCTACGTCACCAACGACCTGACCGTGCTGGCCGAGCATGTGACCCGTGGTGGCATCGTGCAGATGGATTGGCACAAGGAGCCATACGTTTGCCTGTGGGCTGCTCGAGGCGATGGCCGCTTGCTGGGCTTCACGTTCAACAAAGAGCAGGATGTCATGGGCTGGCATCCTCACAAGATCGGTGGCTCGTACAGCGGCGGCGATGCCGTGGTCGAATCGGTGTGTGTGATCCCTCACCCAAACCAGAACCGCGACGACCTGTGGATGATCGTCAAGCGCACGATCAATGGCAGCACCAAGCGATATGTCGAATACCTCGAGCGCGAGTACCAAGACGGTGATTTGCAGTCGAGCGCGTTCTACGTCGACAGCGGCCTGACCTACAGCGGCTCACCAGCGACCACCATCAGCGGCTTGAACCACCTTGAGGGCCAGACCGTGCAGGTGTTGGCCGATGGTGCAGCTCACCCTGACCGTGTGGTGACCTCTGGCGCAATCACACTGCAGCGCTCGGCATCGGTGGTGCAGGTTGGCCTGCCCTGCCCTGCGTGGCTCAAGACCACTCGCATCGAGGCTGGCGCAGGTGACGGCACATCACAAGGCAAGACCAAACGCATCACGAAAGTGGTGTTCCGCTTTTACAATACGCTGGGTGCAAAGGTCGGGCCTGACGAGACGATGCTGGACGAAATCCAGTTCCGTACTGGCTCTGACCTGATGGATCAAGCGCCGCCGCTGTTCACTGGCGACAAAGGCCCGATTGATTGGGCTGGTGGCTATGACTTCGACGGGTTCGTAATGGTGAAGCAAGAGCAGCCGCTGCCGATGACGGTGGTGGCGATCATGCCGCAAGTACATACGTTCGACCGATGAGGACAGTTCAATTTGAGCCAGAGCATCTGACCAACCTTTTACTCCAACCGAGCCAAGCCATGCTGCAACATCTCCTCACTGATCCCGAATACGGGGCGAGCCTGAAAGCAGCAGGGCCGTCATACACGGCGCTCGATGGTGACAAGGTGGTTGCCTGCATCGGCATGGTCAACATCTGGCAGGGTCGCGCACAGGTCTGGGCGCTGATCGCCAAGGACGCTGGCCGCAAGTTTTTCTACATCCACAAGATGGTCGAGCGTGCGCTGCGCCTGCATCCATGCAAGCGCGTCGAGACGACTGTGACGAGTGACTTCGTCGAAGGCCATCGCTGGATGACAATGCTCGGCTTCGAGCGCGAGGGCTGCATGCGTGCATATACGCCCGAGGGCTTGGACACCGACCTATACGCGAGGGTTTCATAATGGGCGGTCTATTCAAAGCACAAGGCTCGATCTACGAGGGCCAAGCGGCGCAGGGGACGTATCTCTCAAAGGCGCAGGCCGACGAGTTCAACGCGACCGTGGCCGACAACAACGCACAGGTGGCGAACGAGCAATCGAACGCCCAGCAAGAGGCTGCACTGCGCAAGTTCCACGCGACACAGGGCGCTGCATACGCTGCGGTGGCCCAGTCTGGCGCTGGCTTTGATGGCAGCAACGCCGACATCCTGCAGCAGAACGAAGTCAACTCGATGCTCGACCAGCTCGCCATTCGATACGAGGGCGCACGCAAGGCAACAGGCTTGCGCGATCAGGCTGCACAGCTTCGCTACTCGGCCAAGGTCAACCGCAAGAACGCAGACATGGCGCTCGAGGCTGGCAAAATGGGCGCTGTTGCCGCGCTCTTCGACAGCGGCTCTCAGATGTACAAGATGTCGCAAACTGGCGGCGGTTCTGGAGGCTAATAGATGTCCGTAAAAATCCCAACCTACGAGGCAAGCCTCAC